ACTGTTTGATCGCCATCAAATTTGTAATTACCTAATGTAATATCTCCTGAACCATCTACTACAATTCTATCCGCTAAACTAGTTGCTCCAGTTAATATTGTTTGAACTTTAAATTCAGTTCCTTGAGCCGAACCCGACCATGTTTCGGTAGCGTTAAACTCCATCAATCCACCAACAATATAAGAAGATGTGTTATAACCTTTAAAGTTCGCTCTACCCAAAGCATCACCACTTTGAACAGCACTAGGAGAAGCAGCAGTACCTCTTGATCTAATTAACTCTAATAAAGAAGTGTTTGTAGTAGAATCATGAGTGTAAGACTGCCAAGTACTAGGATTTGAATCCATCTGCATTTTAGCGATTCCTAAACTTACATTTAAACTCCCTGTTCCAAATTGATTTATATTAAAAGTATTTAATGTAGAATCAAAAGTAAAATCAGAATTACCTTCTATTGTTTTATCAGCAGTAAATACAGCTATTTGGTTATCAGAAGAAGTTCCGCTTTGAGATACATCCCCAGAAGAACCTATAACATCATTCCAAGTAGTTCCATCAAAGTAATATTGATTCAGATCAGCTTGAGATCTAGCAGTCATATCAAAGAAAGGAGTTACAGAAACCCAAGCAGAAGCATCTAAATCAAATTCTACTATATCATTCTCACTAGCTCCATCCCAATCAGCATGGACCACTGTAGAAGTTAAATTGATAATAATATATCTATCTCCATCATTCTCAGAAGGAGGAGTTAAAGCCATATCAACTCTATCTAATACTGAATCTTGCCAATAAGGAACCGCCCATTCTAAATTACTATCCATTCCTTTTCTTAAAGAAGTTCCTACACCAGCAGTAGAAAAGTCTTTAGGATCATGTAATTGTGAATTAGGTATATTTTTATGTAAATTTTCAGGAGTAGCCATCTATTTAACTTTTTCGTTGTCTAATTTATTTTCAATATTAGTAACCCTTCTTTCTAAGTTCGTTACTTTTACATTCATTCCTTCGAAAATAATAGCAGATTCATGAATACTAGCTTTAATATCCTTAACCTCCATTAATAACTGTTTATCATGATCTCTCTTATCATTAAGCTCCACACCCACATATAAAACCATTATAGGAGTTAGTATTTGAATTAATAAAGGTAACCACTTTTCCATATTATTAATAAGTTATAAAGTATTTAGAATTATTACTATCATCACATCCCTCAAATAATGGATATTTAGAAGAATCATTATCTTGTTCATCCGTTATATATTGGATTAAATTCTGCTTCATTAGATCAGCATCAGAAGATAATCTTCTTCTTAATAAACCGTAGTCTTGGTCATCAGCTTGTCCGCTTAAATCATCTAAAGGATTTCTAGCTCCTAATGATCCTATCTGAGTTCTTAAATAAGGCATCTCCTCAAATACAATATAATGAGCTAACATAGGTTTAATATAACTATCTAGCAAAATTGTATTATCAGAAGTTAAAGTAGTGTTTTCTACTTGGTCCAGGATCTCATCATAGAAATCTTTACCTAAAGCCTTTCTTACGTATTTCCTTTGATAGTTAATGATTCTATTTTCTAATAATGCTACGTCGAACTGAACACTATTTATAACATGATCTCTAACCTCAGTACTTGTTATTATTTCTGTATTATGTGCCATGATTACTTATTTCTTTCACATTTAAAAACTCCATTAACTAAAGTACATGATAAATATACGGGATAATCAGTACTACAAGCAGATTCTACTATTGATTCTACCGTTGTTTTATCTTCTTCACTTACTCCCTCGATAACAATAACATAGCTGTAATCACTATGAACATCACAATAATTGATTGTACCATAAACACTTAAATCTGCTATTAATTGTTGTGTATTAACTGCCATAATTAATATTTAAAAATCGTGTTAATTCTTCCATTAGTTCTAGTTCCATTTCCTGTTGGATAAGCATCATCAGAATACTTATACGCTGCCTTAGATATTGCTACATCATATTCTCCATGACCATAACCAGATGTCCAAGTACCATCATAATTTCTAAATTCAACTAAAAGGCTCTTATTTCCACTAAAGCAGTAGTTAGTGTCGAATGTTATTTCGTTCCATCCACTAGCCCATGTTAAATTACCATCAAATACTTTAACTTCATTACTCTTAGTTAAATCAGCACCATCAACAGCAGGATAAGAATCAAATAAATTCTCATCTATTTCACTTAACCATATTTGCATATTATTAGTAGGATAAGGAGATGTAACACTTCCTCTTTGCATTTCAAAACCAGTTATATGAATTTGACCCTCTGCTGTTCCTGTAAACTCAGAAGCTTCCCAAATAGCACCATACCAAGAATAATCATATAACCCATAAAAAGGAGCATAAGAAGCATTGGAAGTTCCAGATCCTATCTGTAGTTGATCAGATTTAACAGCTGTACATCCACCTCCACTTGCGACATCTTCAAGTAGATTGCCATAACCTAATCCTTGACCTATACTACCAAATGATGCTGAAAATATATTATCTGCTCTTAACTTCATATTATAAATATTCTATTGCGATTACTTTTCCTGACGTAGCAGTATTGCAAATAAATTTAACTTCTTCCGTTGTTTCAATGAAAGTACCTTTATCAACAGCAATCTCTTGACCCTCATTTAATACAACAGTAACATTACCTAATTCAATAGTAATATAAGCATCTGTTTTATTGAATATTTGAATACCTTTTCTGTCTAAGTTTTCTGCAACTAATTGAGTAGAAGCGTTGTTGTAAGCTACTTCTGTTTGAATAGAGCTTGTAGAAGCATCTCCTGCTTGTTTAAAGTCTTCAATCTCATTAAATAAATCTGATCCACTCGCTACGCTTGGAGCATCAACAGCAGTATAATCAATATCTATTTTTACTGTTCCATGAGTTAATCTAACCTTATCTCCATAATGGTAAACCATTGTTCCATCTTTTGGAAATAACCAGCTATTATCTACTCCATCAGTAACTTTAATATCTGTACCTAAATTTGTAATCGTGTATCCCATTTTTTTATTCGTTTTCTATTGTATTTAATCTCTGATTAGGTATTATAATTTGCGCTTCCTCATCAGTAACAGAGAACGCAATTTTTAATATTTCTATCGCACTATTTCTATCTACATTACCTAAATTATAATTAGTTACTACTTCTACCATTGAAGTAACTTGAGCTCCATTTAAAGCTTGTCTTACTTCTTTAACATCTTCCTCTTGAGCTTCGAATCCTAAAAGATCTCTCTTCTCATTCTTACTTAAAGCTTGTTCTACGCTTATCTCATTAGCATAAGTAATAGGAGACTTAGTATGTACCTTAATAGTAACATCTCCAAAACCAGCTTCTTCCAACATCATATTAAAAACTGGAATCAACATATTCTTATAACCTCTGATTACTGTATTATTAACCAACTCGAAAGCATTTCTAATCTCTTGACTAGATCCTAACTTTCCAGCAGTTTGAATACCACTTAATGAAGGATGCCATCTATGAGAAGATATTATATTTTGATCTGCTAATTGTTGAAGCTCTGTAAAGTCTCCATCTTTAATCCCATCAAATAATTGAACATTAGTCTTATTATCTTGGCTATCTACCATCTGGAATAAAATCTTACTATTGTTCCCTTCATCAGTAAATTTAGGGATAACTACATTAGTAATATAATCTTCTGGAGTCATTCCTTCTGGTGGCTCTCCTACTAAATCAACAACAGCAGAAGGCATAAAACCATTTTTAAACCTTGTTAAATTAAATGTAGGAATTTTATAACTAATATCAATCCAGTGTAAAGCACCAACATAATCAGGCAAACCATAATATCTATGTTCAGGAGAATATTCTCTTCTATAAATAATAGAATTTGCTTCTCTCGTTCCCTTGGTAAACATAGGTATTTTCTCAATAACTTCCTCATCACCTTCCTCATCTTTATTCTTAATCGAATACCAGTCTGGCGAAATGTAGGCGTTCTCTATAATGTTTAGCTCGTTCTCTTTTTCTAATCTTACTTCTGTTGTATCTTGATGGAAGTAGAAGGTATATCCACTTTCCTTAACAGCTTGAACGCTAAAAGATCCTACTGTAATAAGATCCTTAGCACATCTCTTATATATATCTTCTAAGCTTTCTCCTTTATTGTTTATACTAGTAACATAATCTCTTAGTCTAGCATCAGTATCTAAATCAATAGCTTCACCATTCCTCTCGAAAGTTAACCCCTCTCCACAAGTGAATACTAATTTAGATTCTAATATAGCATTATGAACACTAGATCTTTTAGCTCTTTTGGCTAGATCATTAGGGAAGATATTATTATCATCCTTAAAATATTGAACCCAATCCCCTACAAAATCTTTATCCTTATCAGTTTCTCTTGGAGCTACTGGATCAGCAATTTTTGCAACTATACCAGATTTAATTCTATTAGGTTTTCTTGTGTTTCTATTCTTAGCCATAAGTAAAGATATGAAATTAAAGGGAGATCATGAGACCTCCCTAAAATGTATTTATTGCTCAAATTTAGTAGCATCAGTTGTATCCCCAGTAAACTCTCTAGGCAACTCAGCCATTTGACCTTCGAAAGCAATAGTATAACCACTCTCATCTTGTAACCCTTTTCCAGTTACAGAAGAAACAGTTACAATCATTGCTCCAGAATGCTCTAAAAATTCATCATAACCGTAAACGAAAAACTTCTGATTGAAGTCCTCTGCAACTACGATTACTTTACAAGTATTAAATAACTCTTGTAATACTTTTGCTTTAACTTTCTCTTGCTTAGGAACTTTGAAATCCCCAGAGATAGCTAATACTTTACTACCATTCTCAGCACTTGCTTCTGTGTTAAAGTCTCCAGTGAATGAGTCAAACTCAAACTTATAAAACTTAACAGCAGTAGAAGTCATTGTAACAGCAGTATAATCATGATCAGATCCAGCAGTGAATCCAGAAGTAGTATCTACATTATCTCTTTCAGTAATCCAAAGAGTTTTAATACCTCCTCTTCTGTTCTCATCAGTACATCCGATATTAATTCCAGTTGATAAAGCCATTTTATATAAATTAAACTTTTTTAAAAATAAGGGAGGAAATTAATCCTCCCTCTTAAATATTCTAGTATCCGAAAGCAATTAGCTCAGGATGTACAATTTGTGTTCCTAACATGAACTTAGCAGATAAGTAATACTTCTCATCTTTCTTCTCATACCAGAACATAACTTCGCTCTCAGGATTAGTAACGTCAGAAGCAATTACTAAATTTTGAGGGATAGTTAATACGATAGCATTTGGAGAAACAACTCCATCTTGAGGATTAGAAGTATCAGCTAAAGCACCAGTCCAAGTATATTCTTTAACTAACTCAATTCCTCTAAAAGTTAATCCCATTTGCTCACCTCTCATAACTCTTTCGATTCCAGCAGAAGCTCCAGTATTCTCTAAAGAAGTTAATAAGTTATTGTAAACAGAAGGAGATACATAGAATCTCTTTTGAGAATCTGGAATAGACTCTAACTCTGCACCTTGATTAGCGTAGATGTTTCTTAAAGCTGTTAAAGCTCCATCAGAATCTAAAACCTCAGCAGTTTCATGAGTACTCATTGTTTCAATATGAGCTAAAGAAGCAGTAGATGCTAAGATAACTTCAAAGAATCCATCTAAAATACCATAGAAAGCATCAGCATCAGCATCTTTACCATTCCAAGCTAATTTAGGAATATCTTCTCTCATAGAGTTTACAACCATGTTTCTAATGATTTCCTCTAATACAGTTCCAGTTAAGTCATTTCTTGAAACTCCAGATTTTCTTAACTCAGCGAAGATAGTAGAATCAAACTCTGATTCACACATCTCAACTTGTAACTTAACCTTCTTAGGAGTTACTGTTCTGTCATTTAAAGCAACTGAACCAGCCGCAGAGAATCCGCATCCAGTATCAGCTCTTAATACTTTCTGTAACTTTGAAGGAATGTAAACGTTAGCACTTGTCTTAACGTTATCTAAAATTTGATACTCAGCGAAAGGATTAATTCCTTCTACTTGAGGAGCATAAAAAATAGGCTCTAATATTTCTCTACCACCGTAAGTATGAGAAATTCCATTTGTAATTACGTTTGCCATTGTAATCTAATTTTCTTTTTTTAAAATTTAAAATTTGAATTTAGAAGCCAATACATCTAAATTATGAGCTTCCGCAGCTTTTGGAGTTTCTACATTTGCAGTCTCTTCAGCTTTAGGAGTCTCTACTTTGTCGGCTTTCGCCTTTGCTAACTCAGCTTCTAACTCAGTAACCTTAGCATTAAGAGTTTCTACCTCAGCAATCTTAGCAGAAATCTCTTCTACTTTTGCGTTGATATCATCCTCTTTTTGGCTTAACTCGTACTTATACTCAGTCTCAAGTTCTGCCTTAGCTTTAGCTACTAATTCTTCAGCATCTGCTTTAGCAATCGTTTCTACTTTCCCTTCTTCGTTCTTTCCAAACATAGCAGAGATAGTATTACTAAGCTCTTCGAACTTAGCATTAATCGTTTCTAAAATCGTCTTTTCAGCCATTTCATTTGTGTTTTTAATATTAAAATTCGCATTAGGTAACTGCTTAGAATCAATCTTAGCATATACCGCATCTAAAGACTTAGCAGAAATCTCACTAGCACTAGTAATCTTATCTACAAAACCTTTTTCTTTAGCTTCCTCTGGAGACATCCATCTTTCTTCTGCCATTAGTTTTCTAATAGCCTCATCGGACATTCCAGTTTTAGCTTTATATATTCTTACTTGTATATCATCTACTGTATCTAATTGCTCAGCTGTATCTCTCATCTCCTCAGCATTACCCATCTCCATAGTCCATGAGTTATGGATTAAGAATAAAGCATTCTCACTCATCTCTACAACATCAGCTCCCATAGAAATTAAAGTACCAGCACTAGCAGTAAATCCAGTTACTCTAGCTGTTACCTTACCTTTAAAAGACTTTAAGAAATCGTGGATCTGAAAAGCTTGATTTGTATCTCCACCTAAACTAGATATATTAACTCTTAATCTTGTAGCTCCTAAACTTTGAACTTCAGAGATAAATTCATCAGCGTAAACGCCAAATCCACCAATCTCTCCAAATATATTCACCTCTCCTAGACCAGCGTTAAAATTTGAATTAAACCATTTATCCATAACGTAATTATACTAACTATAGATAAATAAGTATATACTAAAAATTATCCTATTTTAAGAATCTTACCTCTGATTGCTTTCTCTGAAAATGAGTTATAACTTTATTTATTTGAGAATCAGATAGATCGTACTTTTCCTCCATCTGAATGCAGAATTTAACTCTTGAGTTTCCCCATTCGTAATAGTCCTGAACGATCATATAATTCCTTAACTTGGATGTAGGAATGATCTGGTTTTTTATACAGTAAGCAATTATATCTTCTAGGCTAGTTACATCTGTATTAGATTTTAGCCTTTCAATAAACTCATGAACTATTGACATTGTTATAGGTCTATCTGCCATTATACCTTAGATTTAAACCATTTAACTACGTTAATCCTATCTCCTCTACAACTAAAACAAGGATTCTCTCTAGGATTTAATTCTTTATAAAGCTCAAATAACCTAGATAATACTTCTTGATTAGGTCTAAGATTACTACCTAGGTTATTAAGTAAATCATTTAATTCATTTATATGATCTTCTATTCTTCCCATAGTTCTTTAGGACATTTGCTATACTTAAAAGCTGTCTTATTTTTTATTGGACATTTACAGATATCGCATTGAGGGACATTAGATAGACGAATTTTAAGTAATTTGAAATCATCCTTTTTATATGGACATAAATCACAACTAATTCTCCTACTAATTCTAACCTCTAAAGGAGCTTTTTCTTGCAATATAGCAAAAAAGAAATTATAGATTGAATTAAATACTTGCTTCATTCTGTATATTATTTACTTTGTTTATTTGATCTGCTGTGTCAGTTACCACAT